TAGCAACTTAACTAAGGGTTCAACTTCCGGCTCTTGTTCTGCTGTTATCTTCGGTGACTTCTCACAAGTTGCTCTAGGTATCTGGGGTAATGGTTTAGAGGTTGAAATCGGTACAGATTCCGATGACTTTAGTAAGGCGTTAACTTCAGTTCGTGCGATAACTACAATCGACGTTGCTGTAAGACAAGCTTCAGCATTTGCTGCCTGCTTAGACGTAACCACTTAATAAATCGCGGGGGCTTAATTGCCCCCCTTTTTTTTCTTTTCTTATGGAAGTATTAATTACAAGATCAACCGCAGTTGGCGGGGTTCACCTAGAAGCGGGTGAAACTCACGACTTAAGCGACAAGGACGCAGTAACCCTGATGAATATGGGTAAGGCTGTAGAAGCTAGCGAAGCGCCTGCATGTCCACCAACTCCACCAAAAGCCAAGAAGGCTAAAAAAGCAAAAGTATTAGAAGAAGTAGAAATAGAAAATGGCACTGAGTGACGACCTAGACGCATTCTTTTCTGATTTTGCTGTTAATGTTTCAGCAGGTGGAACGAATGGGAAAGGTATTCTTGATGAACCGACTTCGGTAGTAGCAGGGGATCAGGTAATTTTTGTAGACCGCGTTCTTCATTGTAAATTTGCGGATTTTGGGAGCCTTGCCGCTGGTGATGCAATCGCTGTTAATTCTGTTAATTACAAAGTACGGACAAACGAAAAAGATTTAGATGGCCTTACTTGTCAAATCTCATTGGAGAAAGTTTAAATGGCATCAAAAAGAGAAGATATTTTAGACGCAATTAAAACAGCTTTAGCGGGAACTGTAGGAGTCTCGACAAGGATTTATAGATCGAGGACAATTCCATTAGCGCAAAGAAGCCAGCTCCCTAGTTTAATTATTGAATGGAGTTCAGATAATCCAGAACAGAACACGGCTTTACCTACTCTTGATTGGTCGTTGTCTGTTAGCGTGACTGTTTTAAGTTCAGGTGATGTACCAGACGAACAGGCAGATGCAACGGTAGTCAGTATGCACTCGAAAATGATGGCAGATTTAACGTTAGGCGGCGAGGCTATAGATGTTCAACCTACAACCGTTAACTTTGAGGCGATTGATGGTGATAGTCCTATTGGTGTAACTGGAATGGGTTATTTAATACGCTATCGAACAGAAGTTGGAGATTTGACTCAGTAATACGGCTAAATAGCACAGGCAGGTTAATATGTAATCATATGTTTTAAATCCGTTGAGCCGTGGCATTACTCTCAAGATCTAGGCTGATTCAAACTAAGATTGAAAGCAGTTCGGGAACCTCAAGCAACCCTGCTGGAACAGATGCGCTTTTAGTAAGAAATCTAGACGTAACACCAATTGAAGCGGAGACAGTAAGTAGAGATCTAATTAGGTCTTACATGGGAAATAGTGATCAACTATTAAGTAACGTCAGAGTCGCTTTAAATTTTGAAGTAGAAATTGCAGGATCTGGGGCTAGTGCCACGCCTTCTAGAATGGATAGTTTGCTTAGAGCTTGCGGCATGTCATCGACGACTACAGGATCAGCGGTAACAGGATCATCACAGGCAGGGAGTGCAGGTTCTATAACTTTGGCGTCAGGTGCTAGCGCGACTGATGATTATTACGTTGGCATGACAATTACAATTACTAGCGGAACAGGTAACGGTCATAAAGGCTTGATAGTTGATTACAATGGAACATCAAAAGTAGCGACAGTAAAACCCGGCGGAACAACAACATTTGTACCGGGTGCAAGTTCAGGATATTCAATCAGCGCAAACGTTAAATATTTACCAATATCAACAGGCTTTGAATCAACCACTATTTATTTCAATAACTCAGGTGTTTTACATAAGGCGGTTGGATGTCGAGGGACTTTTAATATGTCACTCGGATTAGGTGAAATTCCTACATTTAATTTCTCCATGACGGGGCAATATGTGGCGCCAACAGATACAGCTTTACCTTCAACAACTTATTCAAATCAGACAACACCCGTTTTATTTAAATCAGGTAATACGGTTGCTGTTTCTGTGATGGATTACGACACTGCCAAGATCTCAAGTATTAACGTTGATATGTCTAATGAAATCGTGTATCGGGAACTTGTCGGTGGCTCAACCGAGGTACTCCTGACCAACAGAGCGCCAACAGGTGAAATTGTTATAGAGGCGCCAACCATTGCTCAAAAAGATTTCTTTACTATTGCTAATGACAACACAACAGGCCGCGTTTGCTTCCAGCATGGAACTACAGCCGGAAATATTGTTAGTGCTGTAATGCCTGTTTGTGATATTGGCAACCCAACTTATAGTGATGATTCGGGTATTCAGATGTTATCTATCGGCTATGTTCCTACTCCTACAGCAAGCGGTAACGACGAGTTAGCTTTAGTCTTCCAGTAAAGCAATTGCTAAAAACATAAGCTAGGCTTACATTACTATTTAAACGTATTAAAAACATGGGCTTTAAGCTTGATCAATCCGGCACGTATAAATGGCCGGTTACTGTAGAAGTTCCTGTTGATGATGGTAGGCACGACAAACAAAAGTTTGACGGTGAATTTAAACGTATTACTCAATCGCGTATTCGCGAAATGGGGCAGTTAATCGAAACAGGAGATTTAACCGATGTTGATCTTGTTAAAGAAGTTTTAGTTGGTTGGGAGGGTATCGAAGATGATCAAGGGAACGAGCTTAAGTTTTCACAATCAAAATTAAAACAATTATTAGATGTACCAATGGTTGCAACTGCAATCGCAACTTCTTTCTTTGATTCAATAGCCGGAGCAAAAAGAAAAAACTAACAGACGCCGCTGAATATTTTTGTAAAGGCGGCGTAATTGATGAGACAGACGATGACGCGGAAATCTTAGGGATTATTTTGCCTAAAGATGATCTTGTAGAGAAAGAGGAAGATTTTTTAGTGTTTGAAGAAAATTGGGATGCTATCGATTTATTTTTAAAAGTTCAAACACAATGGAGAGTTGGGAGTCTTGGTAATCTTTGTGGTCTTTGCTATGCCGACGTGATAAGTCTTGGTAGACTATATGAAACACCAAATCTTTCTGAAGTGTTCAAAGATATTCAGTTATTAGAGATTACGGTGATGGGCCTTTTGAATAAAGAGGGTAAAAATAATGGCGGCTAAATATTCAATGCTCTTAGCGGTTAAGACGTTAGGAGAGCAGGGAATAAAAAGGCTTGGCAACTCAATGCAAGGGTTGGCGGGTAAGGTCAAGAATGCCAAGCTTACCTTCGATGGTTTAGCAAGAGCCTATGCATCTTTAAGAGTCATTCAAGATACCGTAAATAAATCAGTTCAAAGAGAAGAATCGGTTCGTCGTTTAAATTTATTAGCTCAAGGATATGATGATTTAGCGGCTGTTCAAAATGCGGCGGCAAATGCGGCTAATAAGTTTGGAACTAGTCAGACTCAAGCCAATAGAGAATTTGCTCAGATCTACGCAAGATTAAGACCAATAGGACTTGAATTAAAAGATATAGTTTCTGTTTATGAGGGCTTTAATACAGCAGCAAAATTAAGCGGAACCAGTGCTTCTGAAGCTTCCGGCGCATTCTTACAGTTGTCTCAGGCTTTAGGAACTGGCGTTTTAAGAGGACAAGAATTAAATAGTGTCTTTGAACAAACCCCTGCTGTTGTTCAGGCAATAGCGAAAGAAATGGGGGTTACTGTTGGAGAAATTAGAGATTTAGCAAAAGAAGGGAAAGTAACCATTGATTATATTTTGCCAGCATTAGAAGGACTGCGAACAGAAGGAGCCGAGAAACTAACGGAAGCAATGAAGGGGCCAGCTCAACAATTTAGAAACTTAAATATTGCCGTTGAGGAATTACAAATTGCAGCGATAAAAGATAATTTGGATAAAATAATTGTGGTAATAGAGCGATTAACTGAAACAGCTAAAACTTTAACTAATATTATTAATGCACCGGGTTTTAAAGAAACTCTTGACCTTTTATATAGATTCAGTTCTGGGCCATTAAATAAATTAAATGATATTGGGAATCTAGTTCAACCAAAAAAACCGCCTTCATTATCCGATCAATTAAATATTGAAAACCCTGAACAGACTGGGGGCTTTATTGGGAGATATAGAGATAGAGTTGATGATTTAAATACTTCGCTAATTGAAACCACAGAAAAAGCTGACAAGGTTACTAAATCATTAGCTGAATCTTTTGGCCCTAATGGTCAGAAGAAAATTGAAGATTATATTGATTCTTTAGGTGATGTAGGTAGTCAAATATCAGATTTAGTCATTAAATCATTTAAAGGGATGGAGGACGCATTAGTAGATATGGTCACTAAAGGGAAAGCTGATTTTAAATCTCTTGCAAATAGCATTATCGCCGATATTGCACGAATCGTAATTAGACAAAAAATTATTGCACCAATAACAAAATCAATTCTTGGCGCTGCTGATGGGGCATCCTTTGCAAATGGAATTGTACCTTTCGCTAAAGGGGGCATCGTTGATAAGCCAACTCTATTTCAATATTCAGCGGGAGGCGCTGGCAATTTTGGGATTATGGGAGAAGGTAGCGGCCCAGAAGCCATTTTGCCTTTAACAAGGCGTAACGGAAAACTCGGCGTTGAGGGTGGCGGTAGTAATACAAATATTTCAATTGCTGTTGATGCAACTGGTAGTTCAGTGCAAGGTGATGAGCAAAACGCAAGAGCTTTGGGATCTGTTATTAGCGCCGCTGTTCAATCAGAATTAATCAAACAATCTAGACCCGGAGGTTTATTAAACTAATGGCAACTTTTACTTATACAGCTAGTTTTCCAGCAACAGAAACTACAAGACCCCTAACAAAAATTGTTCAACTAGGAGAAGGTTATGAACATCGCATACAACAGGGCTTAGAAAGAGATCCGAAGTCTTGGAGCCTTACTTTTGCTAATAGAGATAACACTGAAAGAGATAATATTATTACTTTCTTAGAAGCCAGGAAAGGTACTGAATCATTTGATTGGACACCGCCAAGAGGTAGCGCCGGAAAATATGTTTGTAGCGAATGGAGACTAGCGATGGACGCGGCAAGCTACACGACAATCACTGCAACTTTTAGACAAGTATTTGAACCCTAATGTCTATACCTTTTGAAGAATTACAAAAAATAAGTCCTAGTGCAATCGTTGAAGTGTTCACGCTTGAATTAATACCTGCGTTGCATAACTCATCTAATATTTATCGTTTTCATAACGGCGCAAATCTAAACTCAAACGGTGAGGTGATATGGGATGGAAATTCTTATCAACGTTATCCAATAGAAGCAAAAGGCTTTGAATATTCATCCAAGGGAACGCTACCAAGACCAACCTTAACGGCTAGTAATGCCTTTGGCTTGTTAACTGCAATCATGTTGAACGTTAATCAGACAACGCCGGGGAACGATCTTAACGGTGCGAAATTTACACGCATTAGAACGCTTGCTCGATATATTGACGCAGCTAATTTCTCAGGTGGAACAAACCCCTTCGGGACTCCTGATCCATCTGTAACCCTACCTTCTGAGGTTTATTTCTTAGACCGTAAAGTTTCAGAAAACAGAGAAACTGTTCAATGGGAAATGGTTTCGGCTTTTGATCTTGTCAACGTAAAAGTTCCTAAGAGAATGATTACTAAAACAGATTTTCCCGGCGTTGGAGCTTTCTATTAATGACTTGGAGAAAGCAAGCTTTAGAACATGCGATCAAATCAGTACCAAATGAATCAGTTGGTTTAGTTGCCATCGTTAAAGGTAAAGAGAAATATTGGCCTTGTAAAAATATTGCAGCAGATCCAACCTTACATTTCATTATCGATCCTGATGATTACATGCAATGTGAAGATGAAAATGAGGTGATGGGTATTGTTCATAGTCACCCCAAAGGAGGGCCACCAAGTCCTACAGATTTAGATAGTTGTGAGTTTGTAGATTTACCTTTTTATATTTGTGATCCTGTTAAAAAGACTTGGCATGATTTCAAACCGTCGGGATATAAACCAAATGAATTAATTGGTAGGAGTTGGGTTTGGGGAGTACAAGATTGTTGGACGTTAATTGATGATTGGTTTCGGATAGAAAAGGGAATTAAATTCCAAACATGGGAAAGGCCCAAATCTTTAAAGGCTTTTAAAGAAAATCCACTGTTTGAATATGGTTTGCCTTTAACTGGTTTTATTGAATTAAAAGATGATGAGGAATTGCAATATGGCGACGTTCTACTAGTAAATGACAATTTAGATCATGTTGCTTTATATATTGGCAATCAAGAAATACTTCATCACTGTGTAAGGCAATTATCCTGTAGAGAGTTATACGACGAGAATCGAATAAACTTAACTAAGAAGAGGTATCGACATGCTTCGGCGTATTAAAATTTATGGTCGTCTAAGAAAATTCTTAGGTGGACAGTCAGTTTTTGAAGCTGATGTCGCTAATCCTGCGGAAGCTGTTTCTTTCTTAGTTGCTAATTGGCCTAAGTTAGAAGCTCATATGGCAAAGCAGTATTACAAAGTGTTTGTTGGTAATTACAACGTCGGAAAAGACGAGCTACACGATCCAAGTAGTGACAAAGAAGAAATAAAAATTGTTCCTGTTGTTGTCGGCGCTGGAGACTTTGCAGAATCTACAACTGGGAAAATAATTATCGGTATTGCTTTAATCGCAGCCCCTTATCTAATACCCGTGCTCGGCCCTGGAATGGGATTAGCGTTGGTTGGTTCTGCTATGACTACGATTGGTGTAAGTATGTTGATTGGTGGCGTTTCTCAACTATTAAACGGCCCCGAAGATGATGGAAGTGATGATGATAATCCGCAAGAAAGTTATTCATTTAGCGGTGTTCAAAATGTTAGCCGAGTTGTTCCGTTGCCTATTTGTTACGGCGAAACGGTTGTTGGTTCTGTGATTGTATCGGCGGGAATCGATACGGTTCAGGTCAAGGGCTTTACTTTCTAGGAGGTTTTTTCATGTTCGGTAGAGGAACAATTCGATATACGGGGCCACAAAACACCGAGGCTCTTTACAACTCAGTCTTTGGCCCTTCGATGCTTAAAGCTGCTGCTATTACAAGTAAGCAGCACGCAACGATTGTTGAAGTTTTAAGTGAAGGGGAAATAGAAGGTTGGGCCACTGCATCAAAAGAAGGACGTACAAAAGGAACAACGGCTTATGACAACGCAGCAAAGAAAGACACTTTTTTCAATAGAACCCCAATCCTTCAATCAGTTGCTAACTCTGCTAGTCCTGCCTCTAATCATTACAATTTTCAAAATGTAGAATTTACACCTCGTTTTGGTACGGCTAATCAAACTCATATTAATAGTGTTCCAAAGGTTGAAACTGAATATGCTGTTGGGGTAGATGTCCCAAATTCTGCACCCGTCACCAGATCAATAACTAACTCTGATGTTGATGGGGTAAGGGTTACAATTTTAGTTCCACAACTTACGAACTTTAATAATGACGAAGGAAATATAAACGGTGAAGAATTTAGACTAAAAATTGAAATTATTGAGAACAATGGGACAGTACATACACCAATTGCAGAAGATAGAGTAATTGGTAAAGTTACAAGTCCATATAATAGGGATTATGAAGTATCTTTTAAAGGTAATTTAACTTTTCCAGTTTCAGTTCGTGTAACACGATTAAGTCCTGATTTTACTGATAATCCAAAGGTTAATAATGCGTTTAAATGGTCTTCTTATACTGAGATAATTGATGAAAAAAGAGCATACCCTAATACTGCTTATGCGGCGTTTAGATATGACTCAGAAGAGTTTCCACAGGCTCCAGCTCGTTCATA